GGAGGGTTCGCCATGCTTTCAGTCTCCTTGCTTTGGCGGTGAAGGGATGCGGCAAATGCCGCCATGGGCCGCTCCAAAGGGAGCTTCCAATTTCGCTTGCTGGCCATCGCGACCAGCTTTTTCGGGGAATGCGCATAGGCGCCGTAATCAAAGGCCGCGGCCTTCGCAGCCTTGACGTCCTCAGAGGCCGTCGCAAAGCCGCGCGTCACAGCCTCTTCGCCGGTCAGCCAAAGCTCAGCCTTCATTTCCTTGCGCAAGTCGTCTGGATCATCACCAGATTGCTCGGCGTAAATGCTTGCCATCACCGCGCCGATCCGATCCAGCGCCCGAACCGCAATCGCAATCTCATCAGCCATACCGGAAGCAAACCCGGATGGGTCATGAAGCATCATTGTGGCGCCACGACGCATGATGATCTGATCACCAGCCATCGAGATCAGGGAGGCTGCAGACGCCGCCACCCCATCCACGACAACTGTAACCTCTCCACCATGCGCCTTCAGGGCGTTGTAGATCGCAATGCCCTGATCGGTGTAACCACCGCCGGAGTTCACGCGCACTGTGATGTCGGCATCATCGCCAAGCTCTTCCAACGCTTCCAGAACGTCGATGTCTTCAAAATAGCGCTCACCAAAAAAGCTCGCGCCGACGGACCCGTACAAGACGAGCTCGCCATCCTTAATGATGGTCATCCGTTATCTCCTGATGGTTAGTAGCGCAGGCCCATGGCAAAGCGACGCCGCTTGCCTGACACCTTGGACGCCCGGTCCTCATAGAATTTGATCAGCCGCTCCAGCTGCTCTGAATTGGCGCGGGTGAAGGTAACTTCCTCACCATCAATCCGCACCGTTTCCCGCTTGTCACCGGCCACGACCTGCAGCTGCACCCGGCGCAATGCCGCCGCGACGGCTGCAGGATCAGTCATGTCCACGATCTGCTTACCGATCCTGACAGAGTTGAGATCACTCATTCAGACACCTCAACAGGCAAGGGTGCCGCCGAACCCGAAGACTGAACAGCATAAGGGGATGCCATTCCGGCATCCTCATAGCGCCGATGCTCTTCAAGCTGAGCTGCAAACACAGTTTCAAAATCAACACCCAGCTGCCCCATTTCATGGGCCAGTGTCGTGGTGCGGTTTTCAAGGCGCCGCCCGGCTGCGCGCGCCGCCTTGTAATCGTCAGCAGTTGGCTTCATTGGCCCGTGCCATTCGCTCTGACAGATCCGCGCCCGGTTCTGGCGAAACACCTCATAGCCCGGCGGGAAGTCGATCCGGCCTTCACCAACCTCTTCATCCAACCAAGAGGCATAGACAGCAGCATATTTGGGCACCGCCCGCCGGGTGCGCCGCCGCTCAACCACCGGCCAAACCACAGCGTTATCCATCAAGACGCTGGAATATGTCGCATCGGTGTTGTCCATGGTGAACGCGCCGTAGGTGATCCCAAGACAACGCGCGACATCGCGCATCAGCGCGGCCCGGTAAGGCAGATAATCACCGCCCGGCACCTTTGGCGTTTCAAGGTTCAGCTTTTCACCGGGGCCGAGGTGTGAAACCCGCGGATCCGCGCCAACATCAACACGGCTACCGGCGGCACTCTCCAACTGACCAGACAGATAGCCCATATACTCGCCAGAGAGTGCTGAAGCGGCGGAGATACCGTCGCCCGCCTGGCCGTCTGGCACAACCGCGCCACCCATATCCTCCAGCATCGTCAGCGCCTCAAACGCATCCTTTGACGGCTGTTCGCTGGTTAGAGCGATGGCAAACACGGTTTGAAGAACCGCCATCTGCAAAGTCGCATCATCCAGGTTCTCAGCCTGGATGAATTTCCGAAAGGACGGCGCCAAAGCCGAAACCCCACGGACATCCGTTGCGTCCATCGGATCAAAGTTGTGAAGCACAATTGGCCGGCCATCCGCATCGCGCGCAGGGAAGTCCTGCGTTTGCGAGATCCCACCGGAGGACATCCGGAACCGATAGGCCACAGGGCGGTGCCGACTGTCATGAAGCACCCCTTGATACAGCCCCTCATGCTCGCGCGTATCCTGCACCAGCTGCATGGGAGGAACCATCAGCAGCTTAGTGCCCGAAGTGATGCCGTATTGACGCCGCACCGACTGCGGGAAGTAGTCGATGATCCCGATATCCTCACCAAAAGCGATGTCCCAACGCAGCGAGATATCAACCAGCTCATGCAGATTGAACTTGCCCCGGTAATCCACTTCGGCTGCCGTGTTGGCATAAGACCGCCAGCGCTTCTTAATCGCCTCCCGAAACGCCTTGCCCTGCTCTTCAGACATCCCCAGACCTGAAAGATCAGGCTGAGGGGAAAGCGTCAGCCCGACACCAATCGTGTCAGACAGAACCTGATCACACGCCCCCTTCAGGATCCCCGAGTTCTGGATCAAATCCTGTGCCAGAGCCG